GGACCGGTTTGTCGCTTCGTCCAGCCTCCGGTGCACGTTGGCCCGGCTCGTGTCGGACTTCTGCTCGGAATCGTGCATGTCGTCGCGAACCTGGACGAGATGCCTCTCGATGCCCTCCACTTTGGCGAGAAGCAGGCCAAGGGTTCGCTCTACGTTGGTAGCTGGCATTCCGTCAGGCCTTCCATCCGCAGAGCTTCACGCCATACTCATTGTGGGTCCGCATCTTTTCGCGCGATACCCGGTCCATTCCCGCGTATTCCGCCTCTGTCGGACGGCGCGGGTCGTTCGTCTTGCACCACACGTCAGCGCTCGTGCTTACGCACCCAGCGATAGTTAGAATTCCTATTGCGAGCGCTAATGCCTTGTGATTCAATGGGTTCATGACTGATACTATCCTTCATATAGGGCGAAATCGGAACAAGAACGTCATCATCGACTGCCGAGATTGCGCCGCTCGATTCCATCCCAAGCACGGACGAGAAACCACCTCGTTTTGGTGCTCTCGCGCCTGCCATGCGCTCTCTAGCCGGCGGTCGCATGACGAATTCATGCTCGCCTTCAACCGAAGCATTGAGAAGATTCCTGGCGGGTGTTGGATATGGACCGGATCGCGAATAACAGGCGGCTATGGCGTCATCGGTTATCGAGGCAAGCCGCAGCCAGCGCACCGCATTTCCTACATCGAACATAACGGGGATATCCCGGTAGGTTTGCTTGTATGCCACCGGTGCGACACTCCGGCATGCGTCAACCCGGATCACTTGTTTCTGGGGACACAGAAGGACAATGTGCGCGACATGCTCAAAAAGGAGCGACAGAAGTTCGGGCTGAATGCTCCTCACGTGAACTTTAGAAAGCGCCGCCTTACTCCAGACCAAGTCCGTCAGATACGCGGCGATCCACGGAGCCTAAGCCAACTGGCAACGGTTTATGGAGTAAGCGGCAGCGTGATCCAATGCGTGAAGGCGCGGTCTCGTTATCGCAACATCACCTAGCGCCGGACCCACTTCTCGTTTTCGGCATCAAGCTGAGCATCAGACATGCGATCAGTTTCCGCTTCGATCCGGTCATGGTTTTCCACCGCCTTTGCATCTGCTTTGTGCTGTCGGGCGAGCGCGTCTGCCCCGCCCTGTTTCCGGCCCGTCCGGTAGGCCAGGAAGCCCGCCACGGCTCCCGCCGCTGCGATGACGCCTCGCAGGCCTAGGAGCCGCCACGCAGCCATCAGGGCGACGGCGGCGAGGATCAGCCACGCCCAGAGGGGAACAGCATCGAGGAGCCATCCGATCATCGCCTCTCACCCGACTGGAACGCCTCGACGCTCTTGGCCTCGCCTCGCCTCGATAGCAGGAACAGCACGACCGAGACCGCAACCACGCCGCCGATCCAGACGTAGCCGGGAATGTCCGCAGCACCCTCCTTGATCGGATCGATGTAGCCCTTGGCCGCGCCGAGATATTCCAGCGATCCGCCGACCAAGCCGATCGCGGCGGCCGGCGCACCGACGATGAACGAGATGACCTTGGACCAGAACGACATCTTCGCCTCGGGAATCTTGTCATGCACGACGGATGGCGGGGCTTCCGTCCGTTCCGGCGCGAGTTTGCGCGGCTTGGCCGTGGACAGGGTCAACAGCAGTTCGTCATCGATCGTATCGATGACTGGCAACCCGTTCTCGTTTCGGAACGCGAGGATGGCCGTCCGGGTCAGGTCCCCGATCTTGCCGTCGATGCCGCCGACCTCGCTGTAGCCGAGTTCCTTCAGGCGGGTCTGCACGCGCTCGATAGTAGCCTTGTCGGTATAGCGCTGTGGCTGGACCGGGACGGGCTCAACGGGCGCTGGCGGGGCCACGGCGGGCGGTTCCTTCGCCAATCGCGTGTAGGCCGCCGCCATCTTCGTATCGTAGCGGTTGGCCTTGTAGCCCGAGCCGTTGTAGCCCCGCGCGAACTTGGCCCAATCCTTCTTTCGCAGCGCCGCCGCGAGATTGGGGTTCACCTCGATAAAGCGCGCCATGATCTCGACTTGCCCGGCAACGTCTCTACGCGCCAGGTTCACAAGTTCGGTGACGCTGGCGAAGCCGAGCAGCTTCCAATGCGCGCCCATGACTTGCCCGACGCCCCACGAGACGCTTTCCAGCGCGGCAGCGGCATTGATGTCGGTCGCTCGGTCCAGCAGCTTCCACCGGTCTTCCTGCTTCGATGGGTTGGCGATCGCACCAGCCTTCGGAGAGGCCAGCCCGGCGGCCCGTGCAGCCTTCCTCTCGGTCGCTGACAGACGACGATCGAAGTAGTGGCCCTCGAACCGGATCAACGGCTCATTGCGGCCCTTGACCCGCGCATAGGCTTTGCCGGCGGATTCGATCTCTGCCACGGCCAATAGTGCGGCGGATTCCACATTGATGCGCGCGGCGATGCCCGCCACCGCCGAGACGGTTTCGTTGTCGAACATGATTGCTCCTTCCCGCGTTGGCGGGCTTCAGGTTGAGATTGCAGTGGGCGGGTGCGCGGTGTAGCTTGGCGGGATGCTACGCGAGGACATGACGTTTCATCTCGACACTGCCAGCGGCGGGGCGCTCCCCATTGCCGCCCTTGTTGTCGTCGCGGCCTTGGCTCTTTTCATCGTCGTCTTGGGGTGGGGCCGAAAATCGCCTAGCGATAACGACGATTTCCACGTCTGGTGACTACCGTACGGGCATAGAGCGAATGATCGAAGAGCAAGTCAGGTGGCTGATACAGCGCGACGCGGACAATTGGTCCTCGTCGTCATGGCTGGCGATCATTGCATTGGTGATCGTCGTGACGGCGGCGGTCTATTTTCTCAACCGCCGCCGCGCCTAGCCTACGCCCCGAACAGGAACAGATCGACGTATGCTGTGTTCCCGATGCGGTTCTCAAGATAGATCCGCTTGTTGCTATTCACCGACACCGTGAAATGCGTGTCGGTCCCCGTGGTGCCAGTCAGCACAGAGGTGCTCGTGTCCATGAGTGCGGCAAACGCGCCCTCAGCAACAGCCGCCACGCCTTCTCCGCCTGCCCACGTATCCCAATGAAAGAGCATCGAGAACCCAAGCGCCTGCAGAGACACCAAGCCAAAGCCGGTTGTGTTGGCAGGTAGCGGATAGGAAACGACACCGTCGTCCGCAATGACCGCCCTGACCTTCATCGTGCCGCCTGGATTGCGACCCGGAACGACCGACCGGCCGGACCCTTCATATGTCGCGCGGTATGCCAGCGGCCCGACGGCGGCGTAGCCGTCCGCGTTCATGTGGATCAGCGAACCGGGCGGCGAGGAGTTGTCCCAGAACGCGACCGGAAGCGAACCGGTGAAGCAGAACGTGTAGATGTCGGACCGGGACTCGACCAATTTCATCAGCGTCGCATTGCCCTCGTCGTTCCCGAACAGCGGGTAAATCGAATACGGCGCATTGCCGAGGACGGTCCACGGCGTCGTCTCCTTGATCAGGCCGTCCGTCAGCATCCGCGTGCGCAGGCTTTCGTGATCCGCGATGTATTCGGCCAGGCCGTAGCTGCCGTCGATGTCGCTCTCGATCTGCCACTGACCAACGCGCGACGGCTCGGTGATGCCGAGGTCTGCATAGATCTGCGGGACCACCGTCTTCATGTAGTCGGTGTAGATGTCGGGGCTGATCAGAATGCGAACCGGGTCATTGTTCGCGATCGTGCCGGCGCTGGAATGATAGGTGACGACGGCTTTGAAATAGGCGCTTCCAGGATAGGACGGCGTGACGATGTTGTATTTGACGAACGCCGTCGGGTCCGACGCCTTGTAGATCGTGATCGTCGGCGTGCCGATCGATGCGGTGTTGAACGCGCCGAACTTGCGCACGCCAGTCGTGGTGAAGACTGAGCTATATATCTCAGTGACAGACGCGGGGGTGGCGTGGTTGAGCCGAATGTCGCCTGCCGTTGGCTCCGAATCCGCGGTGCCGTTGTCGAAGAGATAGTTCTTCAGTCCGCCGGTCCAGTGCGAGATGTCCATGCCGCCGACCGCGACATTGAAGACGAAAAAATCCTTCGACCGATCCGCCATCGCCTTCTGCGCCCAGAAGGAAATCGGCCAACTGATAACCGTCCCGGAAGCCGCCGCGAAGGAGGCTACGCCAGCGTTGCGGGTGTAGAGGTTCTTCGGCGGGGACCAGACATGCGCCAGCGTCGCGCCGTTCGACTGGTTCCACGACAGAAGAAATTCACGGGGTGCCGTGCTCTCGAAATAGGCGCCGCCGATCGTGATATACGCGGGATGCGCAGGCTGAGACCCGACACGCGTGTAGGTGCGGCCGTAGCCGTCGCCAACAGTTGCCCAGCCAAGCGTCTCGACATCGTCAACGCCCGCGTCAACCGACACCGCGCCGAGTGCATCGGCCATTGTCTTGTAGACGACCTTGTTCGGCGTGCCGATCGCGGCCTCGACCGCATCCAGCCGATCGCCGGCATCGATCGATTCCTGCGCTGCGAGACGCGACTCCACGCTCGACAGGTCTGGCGATGCCACGACATAATCAGTCGTGTCATCGATATCGAGGATCACCACGGCGGTCTGCGGGGTAACCCCGTAGTTGGTGACGTAGGCGTTCGCATAGACCGCGCCGGCCGGAGCAACGGTCTGGACGTTTCCGCCAGACGCGCGGCCGAAGATGCGCGTGCCGCCGACCAAGCCACTTCCTGTGGACAGCGTCGTCAGGCTGGCAATCGTGGTCGACGCGGAACCGCCTGCCAGCGGCAGTTTGTTCTGGTCATACCATTTCAGGACGACAGTGACGGCATCGTTGGCCGGGTCAGGCGAGTTGACCAGGCGACGAACGGCGTAGCGCAGCCGATATTCGCGCCCGTCCTCCATCGCCGACAGGGCGCGGAGGGCAATGAATGGCCGTGCAGCAGAGATCGCGACGATCCTTCCGTCGACGCCAGATGTCGTGTCATCCACAGTGAGCGGCGCAGTCTCGGACGGATCACCACCGGAAAGAGACGTCGTGAACGACAGTGGGCTGTCACCGGGCCTGCGCACGTCGCCATCAAAGCGGCGGTCGAGCGCCGATACGGTCGCCTTCAGATCAAGTGCGGACTGCGTAAGCGTCGAAACAGGCTTTGCTGCGTCAGACGTGTTGTCGACGTTGCCAAGCCCGACATCCCCCTTGACGATGCCGGTCGGCGAAGTAATCACCGGAGCTGTCAGCGTCTTGTTGGTCAGCGTCGCAGCAGCCGCATTCTTGGTCGCATCGCTGGTATTGTCGACGTTGTCGAGGCTGAGATCGGCCTTGAGATTGGCAAGGGTAGTGTCGGTCGGCGCACCAGTGCCCGCTCCGGCACGGCGCATCTTGACCGTGCCCTCGGCCATATTGGCGAGTTTGGCGTTCGTCGTCCCGGCGTCGGCCAGACGGAGGTTCCCGGTATTGATTTCGAGGCCGGTTCCAGCGGCGATCTGAGTGGCGCTGCCTGCGCTTTCAGCACCAACCAGTCGGCCTGCCGATAGGTTTTGGAGCTTCGCCAGGGTGAAAGAGGAGTCCGGAACCACCGGCGCCGACGAGAACGTTTTCACCCCCGCGATGGTTTGCGCTCCGGTGAGCTTGACCATCGAATCCCAATGCACCGTCAAGGTGTCGACGATGCTGGTGATGTTTCCCACGGTTCCGTAGAGCGTATCGAAGTAGGTTTTGAACGCTGCCTTGGCGTTGGCAAAGGTAATCCGCTTCAGAACGTTCGATGCAGCGCTATCGATAATCGCGACTTCGTCAGCATCGACAAGAGAGGTCTTCGCCGTGGCACCGTGGATGCTGCTGCCGACATTGGCGGCGTCGGTCACATCCGCCAACGCCTCGATGCCAGAAAGCTTGGTTTCCTGCGCGGTCGTGAACGCTGCGGTCGTGTTGGTGAGAACCGTTGCCAACGGCTGATAGAGGGTATCCGTATAGGTCTTCAGCGTCGCCTTGATGTTCGCCCATGTGAACTTCGTCAGGACGTTGGACGAGGCACTGTCGATGCCTGCAAAGGTGTCGGCATCTACCGGCGTCGTCTTTGCGGCAGAGCCATGGATGGCCGAACCGACACTCGCCGCATTGGTTACGTCTGCGCCGGACGTGATATTCAGCGCCGTGCGGGCTTGTGCAACAGTGGCGTTGATCGGATCGCCGGTTCCGCTGACCGGCCCCATCTTGAACGTCGCCTCCGGCATGTTGGCCAGATGCGAATTCGCAACGCCATCGGCGGCGAGGCGCAGGTTTCCGCCAACGATCTCCATCCCGGTGCCAACAAACACCTGAGTAGGGACGCCGGCGGTCTCTGCTCCAATCAGGCGCTGAGCCAACAGGTTCTGCACCTTCGCCAGCGTGACGGATTGGTCCTGCATCATCGCCGTGGCGATGCTGTCTGCCACCAGGGCGATCGCAGTGATCCCGGGGATCTGGACAAAGGTCACGGCGTCGGTGCCTAGCGTGACGAGATTCTCAGCCGTGTTGTTGTTCTTCCATGCGGTGTTGGCGTTGGCTGTTCCCGCCTTCACGAACACCGATGCGCCGATCATTTCAGCCACGCTGTCGGCATCGGTCACCCGCGTCCATGCGCCGCCGGAGTTGGACAAATAGATGCCGACGGCCGGCGCGCTGGTCTGGAGCGGCGCCAGGATGCGCTTACCGTTGCCGCTGGTAACGCCATCGACGGTGATCGTGCCCGTCAACGCGATGTTGCCCGTGGCACAAAGATCGACAGCCGGTTTCCAGTTGCCGAGGCCGATCGCCCCTTGCCCGATCACGGCGTCGACAAGCGCGAACAGCGCGCGGATATCCGCCTTTGTCGGCTCGGTCGGCGTTGCGCCCGGCCCGTCGACATAGGTCGCCTTGGCGAAATCAGTGATAGCGCCCATGTGGTCAGTGCTCCATGCAAAAGCGGCCCGCTAAGTGCAGGCTGCCGTGTGCTGATGTTCGGTTGGTCAGACGATGATGATGTCGAGCTTCGTGGCCTGAGGGCCTTCGACGCGGGAACGGTTTTCAGGGATGGCGTAGTAATCCCAATCGCCCTGCGGCGCGCAGGAAACGGTCTGGATGTAGAGATATACGTTGTCGAGTGCGCCAACCCACGTCGATGCGCGGAAGGAGAAATTCGACGATCCGCTGTCCGGGGTCAGGTCGCCCAGATAGACCCCGACCCCGCTGACCGGCGCATCGCTGTAGTGTGTCGGAACGCCCCGGAAGCTGGCAAACACGCCGGTTCCCGCAACGCTCTGGCTGGCGATCTCGAAACCATAGCGATGAACGACGCTGTCGGTCGGGTCATACACATAGGCCACGCCTGTCTCTGACCCGGTCGCGTGATCGGCCCGGTTCGTGCCCGCGTTGCGTGACCAGTTCGCGCCATAGGTGACGCCCGCAACGCCCGTGAATGACGGATCGGGCCAAAGGTTCGTGACGGTGTTGTCGCCGTCGATGTAGGGAAAGGTCGTCCCGAGCAGCGCATTGACGCGCTTGATGAAATGCGTCGTCTTGTTGAGCGTGACGCCGGTCGGAACCCGGTAGAGCGCGATGCTGTGAAGATGGGCATCGTTCGTCGTCGTGAACGACAGTGGCGCATGGCCCATATGGATGCTGCCGCCAGTCACCGCGAACGCTGTCAGCGCGGCCGGCGCGACGGTATCGATCGTGGTGATCACCTCCTCCGGCGGATCGGTCCACTCGCCCTTTGTGCCGGATGCGTTGGCAAAAGCAGTCTTGATCTCAAGGATCGTATCGGCGGGAACGGCTCCGGTGTTGAGAATGATCAGGCCGCCATCGGGCTCGGCTTCGGGGAAGCTGAGATCCGTCCATGCGCCAGGATCACCGCCTCCGGTATCCTGCACGCGCCATGACAACCAGGGGACCAGCGTGTCATCGTTGGGGTCAATGATCGCGACCTGTAGATAGACGCTGCTTCCGCTAACCAGCGCCAAGACGGAGTCGATGGTCGGGACCCCTTCCTCGTTCGTATCTGGCTTCGGCGGAATCGGCGGGGCCGCGCCCTCGTCGCTTGCCGGCGTCCACGCATCGATGTCGTCCGGCATCTGGATGACATCCATCGAGAAGCCGCCCTTCATCAGGTTCAGGACAGAACGGCGATTGGAGAACAGCATGCCATCAAGGGCCGGCAGCCTCTTGGGGGTATCCAGCCTCACCCACGGCATGTAGACGGCATTGATGCCCGCCAGCCGGACATCAAACCTGCCCCGGCGCTTGGCCCTCGCACGAAGATAGTCCCGCTTGCCCAGCCGCCGCGCCTGCCGCCATTTGGTGACGTAGTCGTATTCCGCCGACTGAGATAGGACGCGCCCAGCGATGACCTGCGCCGGCACATCCTCCCAGAAATCCGTATCTGTTTCGCTGTAGTCTGTGGCGGAATAGTTGAACTTCGGAATGACCCGGTTGATCTCCTCTTCCGGCAGCACGTCATGCTGGATCGAATGCCCGAGGATATCTGCGTCAGTCAGTGTCCCGACATATTTCTCGCGGAATTTGCCTGCCACGACGAGCAAAGCGCCATCGCCTCGCTCGCACATCCATCCGTCCATCGACGCGAGGATGGCGTTGGTCCCGACCTTCGGGTCAAGGTCCGCGGTCCCGGTCCCGTCGCATTCGTAGCGCTTTTCCGTCCCACCAATCGCCGTATTGATCAGTTCGTCGCAGACATCCGCTTCCTCCTGCCACATATCGAGGACGGGAAGGATGGCGGTGCGGAAGTCGCGCTTCGATCCGAACGCGCTGAAACATTCGTGCCAGGCCAGAATGACGATAGGGTTGCGCGTCCACACCCAAGTCGATGGGTCATCCGGGTCTTGCAGCGGGTCGCGAAAGTCCCAGCACTTCGCCAGTTTGCAGACCGCAGATGGCAGTGGGGGGCCATACGGATAGGTCTTGCGCTGGTTTTCCGGCGTCTTCGCGCGCCGCGCGGTCATGCCGATCGATGCTTGCCCGTCGAGCCGGTGATTGACGGTCCAGACATCTTCAGGGCCGAGAATACCGACGATATCTTCGAATGCGGTTTCAGGCACCGCCCCCAGCCGCGTGTAAAGGCGGATGCGGGCACCGCCATATCGCCCTCTGAACTGCGGAGCGACATAAGCGCCGGTTGGGCTGGCCGGGTCGCCTACAAGCGTGACTTGATCGTCATGCAGGTAGAACGTCTCGAAACTCTCGATCGGGTGGCCGCACACCGCCTGAACCGAAATCAGCCACGGCAGTTTTGCCTCCCAAAGCATCATTGCGCCGGAAATGCGGGCCAGTCCGACGCCCCACCAACGATGCGGGATGGCCTGCATCATGGGGTTCTTCGTCTTGTCAGGCTTCGGCGGCTTCATCAGAAGCATCTGAATGCCCATCGTCAGGGCAGTCGTGGCGATGGCCGATGCGATGGAGGCGAACGAGATGAACGTCGAGCCGCCGATCAGGAAGCCGCCAGTGCCAAGGATGTAGGTGAAGATCGGCGTGAAGATCGGATCGCACAGTTCCGGCGGGTAATGCGATGTCGTGTTCGCGAGGTCGTTGAAGCGGATGCGCCGCTGGACATCCTCCGTCGATGAGTGCTCGAACAGGGCCGACGAGGCGCGCCATTCGACCCGCTTGGGCGCGACCGCCTTGCGGAAGACGTCGATGATATCGCTCATGCGATCCTCCACGCCGCACCGGTGAATTCGAGCTTCTTGACCTGCACGCCGCGCGCCGACATGACCGCCCAGAGGGGCCCGAACCGGATGGCGGGAATGTCCTTCACCACCGCGCCGTCGGCATCAAAGCCGGTCATGGCGCGGACGATGCCGATATCGCCGTCGATCGGTTGCTGCACACGCATGAAGCCGAGGCGTTCCAGCGCGAAGCCCGCCAACCGCTCAGGGCCGCCATAGCTGTCGAGCAGGGCTTGTGCGCCAGCGGCATCGTCATAGGTGCCGCGCCAGTCAGCGCCTGGGTCGCGACCTGTCGCTTCCTGCACCCAATCGCACGGGAAGAACGTGCAGTCGCAGAAGCTCCACTGCCAGCGATGCGGCAGGGCCAGATAGTCTTTCAGCGTCATCATTGGATCAGAATGGCCATGCCGGCGCGACGCCGCGCGCAATGCGGGATGTGTGATCGCAGCCCAGATCGGTCGGGTAGAGCGCCTTCTGATGCGCTGACGACCACAGCGAACCGGATGGCCTCGACCGTGTGTTGTTGCCGGAGATCACTGCGAGGCTCAGCGTCACGTTAGGGTTGTCCTCGCCCGCCACGACGGCGCTTTCTTCCGACGGATGCGAAGCCGTTCCCGACCACACCGGAATGAGGGACGCGGTCGGCTGGTAGTATTGGTCGAGCGTCGTGAGCGCGATCATGACCTGCTTGCCGCGCACCGGCGGCATTGCGGCCATGACTTCGGCCGCTGTCGCCGGATCGATGCCGGAGATGCCGAAGGAAACCGATCCGCTCTGCCCGTTGCACAGCACTTCAAGCGACGGGACGTTCAACAGCCGGCCGCCGCCGAGGAACACCGTGCCATCCGCCGTCACCCCGTCGATGCCGGCCGGGATGTCATTGACGCCCATCCAGATATGCAGCGCCGGGTCCGTCGCCATGTAGAAGAAGATGCCGAGCTGGTGGCTGGACGACATCGACGTGATGACTTCGGCCGACACATAGTCTGCCCGCCACGACCCGATCTGCGCGGCGTAGGTGTCCATCCATGCCATGGGGTTAGCTTTGCTCGCGCTCGGCTAGCATCGCCATGAAACGCGGCAACGCCTTGGCTCGCACTTCCTCGCGAAAGCTCGCGAGAAACCGCTGCCTCGGGTCTTCGGCGGCAGCAAGGGCGACGTTCAATTCGGTTTTGTAAGCATCCAGTGCGATTAGCGCCATGCAGAAGACGAACGATGTGAGGCCTTCGTCATCGCCGCCGACCGAGATGCGGTCTGGACCTTCGTTTTCCATCTCAGAAAGCTTCCACAAATTGCAGCGTCGGGCTGGACCGCCAGAAGCCCTCGATCTCGTGCGCCAGCGTGAACCCGGTCGGGAACTTCATGACGGTGCGCGGGCGAACGAACTCTACCAGCGTGTCGACCTCGACCGCCTGTTTCAGCGGCCCGGAGATCGCGAGGACATAGTCCTGCACGTCGACCGTCTCGCCTTCGATGACCTCTGTCGTTTCCGAAACCGAGACCACGTCCCAATAGCGATAGGACCGCCAACCCTTGCCAGCCGTCGCCCCGACATCGGCATGGTAGATCGAAAACCAGTCAGACCAGCGCAGCGGCCTAGCAGCCCCGTAGAGCCGTATCGAGAGTTGTCCGGCCCCAAGTCCCGCCGCAGCCGTCACCTTGCCCCACACGGTCGCCTGCGAGTATCCAGCGCCATCGGAGAACATCGACCCGTCCGAATGCGGGATGCCGCCGATACGGGGTTGCGGGATGCCCTGCGCGTTGATCGGGAATGGCCCCTGCCAGTCCGTCAGGATCGGGACGTTCATGAACCGGAACGACCCGTCCAGCCGTGCCGCAACCCAGCCCAGGTATTCGTGCTCCTCCCGCGCCTGGACGAAGCATTCCTCGTAGGAGCATGTCAGGACGCCGCCGCCAGAGAACTCGATCGACACGCTTTCGCCGACGCCGTTCCGCCCGCTGTCGATCGCCGCGCCCTTGACCTGGAACGTCGCCCGCCGTGGCTTCAGGTAGTCAACCAGAAGCGTTGGAAGCCCGGTGTAGCGGCCCATCAGCCGGCTTTCTGGTTGTTGTAGGTGTTCTGCATCGCACCAAAGCCGCCGCGAGCCATCTCCTGATAGAAGTTGCTCATGCCCTGCTGGATGCCCTGATTGACGAGCATGCGGACATGGGCGTCACCGTTGGCACCCTGCACATTCACGTGGATCTGCGCGCGAGGTGGTGCAGCGTTCTGGTTGCCAGCGCCGAGCTTATGGTTCGGGACGACCTGTTCGCCGCCGCGGAACCTGACAATCTCCGGACCGCGCTCGCCGACCCATGCCATGCCCGGAGGGGCGTTGTCGGTGCCGTCGGCAAACCCGAAAAGTTTCGGCAGGAAACCGAGGATCATGCCAAGTAAGCCGCCGCCGCCGCCGCCACCACCGGACTGTTGACCGCCGCTGTAGCCCAGCAGACCGCCAAGGCCACCGCCCGCGCCATCCTTGAAGTTGGCGAAGTTGTCGAGCCCGGTTCCGAACAAACCGCCCAGCGGGCCGTTGGGGCTGGTGAGCGAGGAGCCAACCTGCGTCAGGTTCGATGCAAAACCGTCGAGACCCTTCACCGCGCCATCCGCCGTGTTGCCGAGCTTCGCCAGTTGCGCGTTGAACTTGTCGACATAGACCGAGCCGGACGTTCCGAGCACGTCACGTGCGCCTGCGCCCTGCGACATCGGCCGGCCAGTGAACCACACCGAAGCGGCGTCCTGTGGATTGCCATACTTCGCGATCGAGCTGCCGAACTGCTTGTCGAAGACGGAGTCCTGCGCGCCACTATCGGCGAGGAACTGTTCCGGCGTCAGCGATCGGCCCAGCGCGTCCTTCGTCCACGACGGGATGTTGTTGCCCATGACCTGGTAGCGGCCATAAGCACGGTCACCCTTCGTCCATGGACCAAGAGCCGAGTAGCCGCCGCTGCCCTGACTTTCGATCGCAGCAATCGCCTCTCGATAGGCGGACATACCGCCGGAGAGCGGGGAGTTGCTGTTGGCTGCGATGGGGGATGCCGCACCGAAGAATTGGCCGGCTGTCATGTTGGCCGCGAACCCCGCGCCGGGTTTCATGCCTGTCAGCGCGCTCGCAAATGCCGTGGCGAGCTTATCAAAGATGTTCGACAGTTGCTTGTCCATGGAGTTGGAGAGCGCCGACAACACGGCCTTCCCAAGCGCATCGCCGACGTCACCCCCGTTCTCGATCAGTGCCGACTTGAAGGTGTTCAGGAAGCCGAGGGCCAAGCCTTTTGCATCCGCGAACTCCTGCATATCGCGCATCATCTGCGCTTCGGCCGAATTCATGCCGATGCCAGTGCCACGAAGCCGTCCGGCAATGCCCTGCTCCGTCGGTGAACGGAACATCTGGTCCCGTTCGAAACCGAGGTCTTGGCTCAGGCTGAGACGCGCCGCAGCATCCGCCAGCTTGCCGAGTTCGGCCGCCGTCTCCTTGATGCGGGCGATGTCGCTCTCGCTGGCTTTTTCACCACGGCGAGCCGCTTCCTCGCGCAACCTGGCAATCTCGGAATACTCGTAACCCAGGCGGGCTACTTCGCCGGCGGTCGCGCCAATGAGCGACAGTTCCTCGCGGGCGGATTCGATGCTGCGGGACTGCGCCCGCTCCCGTTCGCTGCTGGCGTCACGCTCCTCGATCGCCTGTCGGTTCCGTTCTGCGGCAAGAGCGCGATCAACGCGTGCCTGCATACCGCCGCCGCTGTCGCCATCCTCACGAGCGCGGGCGCGCACCTGTGCCTCAACGGCTGCCAGACGCTCTGCATTGGTGCGGGCTCGCGCCATCTGCTGTTCGGCCGCGAACTGATCATTCTCGCTCTGGAGTTCAATCCCGCGCCGGCCGACGTAACGCGAAAGGTCGCGCCGATCCGACAGACCGGGCCGCGTGTCCTCGCGATCGATACGCTGAAGTATCTTCTCCAGTTCCGCCGCCTTGTCGGCGAGGTCGACGATCTCCTTGCCAGCAATAATAGCTTCATCGGCGAGCTTTTGGAGACCATTCGCACGACCGATTTTCTCGACCTCCGCATTGAATGTCGCAATGCCCTGCGCGCCTTCGATCTTCAGGCGGTTGATCGCATCTTCGAACGGCGCGAACTTTCCGGTCACGTCGAAGGCATTCGTGCCGAGCAGGAGGACGGCATCGGCCGCGTCGCGAAGCGCGGCCGGGTTTTGAGACGACCCGACCAACTGCTCGAACAGCCGCTCGACTTCATCATTGAATCCCGCAAGATCCGTCTTCCCGCTCTTGGCACTCTCGATCAGCGCGGAGAGGGGCGCGGCAAAATTCTTCTGGTCACCACCGAGATTACGGAGGCCGTCCATGCTGACGCTGCTGCCGAAAGTCGTCTTCATCCAGCCGGCATCGTCCAACTGGTTGAATAGAGGCTCCGTCCGTGCGCGGAGTTGCGCTTCGATCAGTCGCTGCGCATTGCGGGCATTGGCCCCTGTGAATGCCATGCCACCCGAATTTCCGACGCTCTTGGCCGCCTCGCCGAGATCGCCATACTGACCCTTCAGAAGGCGCAGCGTGTCGGAATGCGATTTCAGGGCGTCTTCGAGCGTCTTCGCGCCGTCCTTGCCCTTCATGAACCATTGGATCGTCGCTGCTGCCGCCGCGGTAGCGCCGACCGTAAAGAGCATTGTCGGCGACACGAGTGACAGGATGCCCGCGCCGAGGGCTTTGAGACCGCCGCCCTGCTGCACAGCCATCGCAAGCTGCGGGCCTTGCTGAAAGGCCGTTGCCATAGGCGCCTGGCCCATCATAGCCATCATGACGGCGTCCTGGACCTGGAACGCCGCGTTGGACGAATTGAAGTTGCCGCCGCCTCGCACGCCTGCGTTTTGGTTTGCGACAGCGTGGACTTTTGTCACCGACGCGGCAGCCGCATTTGCCGCCGCCATCTGCGCCGTCAGTCGAGCGGTCGTGTTCGTGATCGCGTTGGCGAACTCGTGCTGGCCCTTGGCTGCAAACTGCGCACCGTCGCCGAGCTGACCATACTTCCGGAAGATGCCCTCCAGAATCGGTTCGGCCTGCATCATCGTGATCTTGCCAGTCTCAATCCCACGAGACAGGCTGTTGACCGCGCCCTGCATACGCTGCGCGGTCGCGTAGCCATCGACATATTGGCGGGAGAGCCGGGCGAGCACGTCGCCGGCCTGGCTGATCTTCGTATCCGTCTGCTGGACCGCTGCGCCAACTGCCTGCGACGAGGCTGACATCGCCTTGTCAGCCGCGACCTTCTGTTGAGCGCCGGCAGCGTATTTCGACGCGTCAAGGTTCGGGACGATCAGGAGGGAGTTGATCGGAATAGTCATGTCGCTCCCTCCTGTTTCTGTCGTTTGGCCTGATGCGACAGCCACTCTTCGTCGATGGCTGTCATGAAGGTATGGAACCGATCGAAGGCCTCGCCTTCGATGCCGTAGCGCCTGGCGTAGGTATCCAGCGCCACGAATGAGATCGGCAGTTCACCGCCCATCGCGCCGTATTGGCGGTCAAAGCGCAGAGCGCTCCATGCCCGCCAGTAGAACTCGTGCCAAAGTTGCGGCTGGGCATCTGGCGGCGGCTTCTCGACGGGCGCCTGAAGCCATTTCTCGCTGGGATTTTCCTTGGCAAGGGCCTCGACCCATTCCTGATCTTCCGGGGGAAGCGTCTTCCGGTCTATTTGCCAGCGGAAGACGCTACGGAGTTTTTTTCGGCGGCCTTGACGAACTCGACCTTCTTCTTCCCGACGCGCCCAGCGCACCAGTAGACGATCGACCGCAGCACGCGGTGCTCTTCGGCAACAAGGATGACCGAGACCGCATCCGGAGAATATTGGACATCCAGACCCTTCCATCCAAGCAGAAGGAACTCCACCGCCAGTTCGCCTTCGATCTTGGCGGCGATCTCCGGCGGGATATTGTCGTCCGGATAGTCCTTCTTCATCTGCTCGAGGCGAGCCTGACGCGCAGTGACGTAGGGCGGATAGTTGGTCGACCGGACGAAGAACTCGAGACCGGGAAGCTTCGTCATTTCGAACGGCTTCTCAGGGTTGAGGCCCGGCCATTCCTTCGGCTCGATCCACTCGCCTTCGCGTTCCATCTTCAGGTCGGCAGCGAGGCTGCCCAGTTTGATGGTCATCGCGTCACCTCACGATCGGGGCGGATAATCCCCGCATCACGCGATGTGTCAACGATGACGCCTCGAACAACGCGGCTGATTGAAATGCTGACGTTCGGGATGTGACGAACCTGCGCCGCCCCAACTGTGTGAACGCTTTGCAATGAAACGAACTGCTCGATTTCAAGACCGGCGTCGGCAGCCTTGACCAACGCGTCAACATAGGCGCGCGCAGCGATTTCAACCGCCTCCGCAAGTTGCCTGTCGGCTTCTGAGATTTCCATGTGGGTTCCCTTTTGTCGGAAGGTGCGGCGACGGGTCCGACAACCCGTCGCCTATTCACGCGCGCGAACGCGATCAGCCGTGTGCGGCGGCTGTCTGGTCAGCCCGTCTTTTTCGGAGACAGGGAGTCGATGTAGCTCTGCGGAACCGGCGATGACGGGATACCGGCGCGGAAGTGCATCTCGACGCCGTTCGGGCCGAAGGGCTTGCCGACGAAATCGGTCTCCGGAATGAACGTGTTGACGCGCTCGTTCGCGACCTTGCGGACCTGCGCCGCCTTGGCGACGGCGGACGATGTGGGGGCTGCCGATGTGGCTGCAGGCTTGCTGGTCATGGTCTCGCCTCCTATGCCGGATCGCGGGTGATTGAGATCGTCGCGCCCGACGAGCTGTCGTAATACCCCTGAAACGGGCACTCGATCAGCACGGCCTGCCCGTTACCAGGGACAGGAGGCCCACCGTCGAGGAACTTGGCTTTCGGGATCGAGAACGCGTAGGAATTGCCGGCGGCGTCAGCCAGCGTGAACGAGATCGCGATGTCCTCGTGCGCCATGATCGCCGTGTAGGCTGCCAGGCTCTCGAAATAGATGCTCGCCGACCCGGTGACTTCGAACCGGCCAAGACCGTGCGAATAGGTCTCGTAGGCGCCGACGACATCGTTCGCGTAGATGTTGTTGACGATGCGCAGCGACAGCGACCGCATCTTCGGCGGAGATACCAGCGAGGTCGAGGACAGCACCAGCGAGCCGACATTGAGACCAGCGTTGAAGACCTCCGTCGTGGTCGCCGCGGTATAGGTCGCATCGGTGATGATCGCTGTCGTCGGCGTCGGGCTGCCGATGCCCATGATGCCAAAGTTGGCCGAGACCGACTGGCGGGCGGTGAGTTGCAGGTCGAGGGTGTTCCACCGGACGCCGCGGTAGCGGATGTAGCTGTCGGTCGCCCCCTGCTCGAAAGTGAGCTCCAGCGTTCCGGCCGCATGCGTCACGCCGTTTTTCAGGACATCGGACGCCCAGGATGACGCGAAGAGCCGCGCGAGCCAGACATCGTAGGTGCCGTAGGAGAGCAGCGTGTTGATCGTGCCCTGCACCGTGCGGCCGACATCGACGATCGACGCGACGTTGCGGTCGGCGCGGATTTCGTTCGGGATATCGGTCTGCTTTGCCAGCCGGATATCCGACGAGACATAGCGCATGACCTGGAAGGCCGGCGTTGTCGGCGTTGTGCCGATTGTGGCTTCCGAAATGTCGGCAAGGCGGGTTTGACTGCCGTCAGCAACGGTCATGGCATTCTCCTATCGTGGGTTGGTTGCCGGTTGACGGCTCAGGGCGTCGGGATCGACGTGATGTCGTGGCGTTCCCAGAAGATGGTTGCCGCCAGCGAGAAGTAGTTTCCGAACGACCGGCCCGGATCACCGGCCCCGATCGACATTTCCGTCATGACCAAACCGGCAATCGACTGCTCCCGAAACAGGTAGAGCAGGTCGTTCGCATAGGCCCTCGCCTCTCGGCTGCCGGTCCCGGTCGGCGTCATGACATGTAGATAGGTGACACCGCGCTCGAGCCACATATTGGCCTGCGGAGCGCCCAAGCTTTCCTGATTGTAGCTGTCGCCATAGATCTCGGCATAGACGAACGGCGCGGGCGTTGACGGCACCTCGTAGTCGTCGTTCTCGAACACGACATCCGTTGCGGTCCATGCCGCGAGCCGACCCGTGAAGGCATCGTAAGCGGTGGGGCTGGACATCAGAGCGCGTTGATCACGATGGCGGGATAGGTCAGCGGAGACCCTGCCTGCCGGTCTTTGCGGCGGCCCTGGCTGCCTTTCAGGATGTAGGGAATCTGCGGGTGCAGACCTGCGCCGATATTGAGGTAGCGCGTCTCGAACATGAAGCCGGTGTTGAAACGACGATTGAGCGCGACGCGGGACAGATCGAACATGCGCTTGCCCTTCGAATTGTTCGCGCCGGCCTCAATGCGCCTGACGTAGGGCATGGCGTTGGTCACAATGACCTCTGCTGCCGCCGGGATGCGTGCGAAATCCATGGTGAGCGCGCCATTGGCGATCACAATGAACGACGACGCGAATCGCCCCGAACGCCGAGGCGACCGCTTCTGCAACTCGGCAATCGCGGCATTGATGACCAGCGGCCAGTTCGTGAAGACGTAGAGGATCGACCCCGGAACCGTGACCGCCTCTTCCGGCAGGCCCGGCCGATTGTTGACGAACCGCTCGTATTGCGGCGACGCGCCGGCGGCGATGGCCTTCGCCAGTTCTCTCCGCGCGAACAGCGCCAGTTCCTTCGCGATGTTTTCCGGCTCGATTCCCGCCGTGGCGAACGTCAGTTGACGGTCGAAGGATTCGAAGCCGGTCGCCATCATCCGCGGACCCTGATCTCGTAGGCGATCAACTCGCCCTGCACGCGTCTGGTATTGTCGTCGACCGCCTCAATGTTCAATTCCTTGCCGCGCACGACGCACTTGTCGCCTTTGCGCACACCCATCGGCACCTGTGCGTCGATCAGATCCTGCGCGATGACGATCAAGCTTCTGTCGCCCATCAGGATGTCACCCACGAAATCGGCCGGCTTGAAATCGACCACTCTGGCCATGACAGGTGCATCAAAGTAGGGTCGGTTTGCACCCGACCCGGTATATCGACGCATGACGACTTCCTCGCCGACCTCATCCATCATGCGTCTGTATGACGACTTGATCTCGTCGACGTTCATCGAACGGCCGCGCGCACCGAAATTGAGGTCGAGCCGGCATAGGTGCCTGTCGTCGTGATCTTGCAGCGAAGCCGATCGCCCAGCACGCCGTCGACCTTGCCCTCTGCCGACAGAGCCGCGACCGAAGCGACCGCCGCCGCCGCCGCGGCAGAGACGTTGGCCGACTTTGAAGCGTTCGCAGTGGCGAAGTCGAACCGACAGACATCGATCCACGATGCGCCTTGGTCGAGGCTCGTCTGCACAACCACCAGGCACGCGGTTCCGCCCGAGCCATAAACCAGCTTGGCCAGCAGCGTCACGCTCGTCATGCCCTCCAGCCGGTCGATCTGCGCCTGCGCCGCGCCGGCTGCCGAAGTGCCGGACGTGATGACGCTGTCGGTGACCGCCGTCGTGATCGCCGCGTCGCCGAGATTGAAGATGCCGGTCATCAGATCCACCTCTGGACATAGGGCGAAAGCAGGTCGCTGATCTCTGCGGACAGCAGCGGGTCGTCAGACGGGGCCACCCAATATTCCCGTTCGATGATTCCTGGCAGGTCTTCCCGTTTCAGGTTCGGGTCACGTGCGGTTTCTGCGAACGTCGCGGTCGCAAGCTTCGACGCTGCGAGCTTCAGATCATCCGGCGCGGTCGCGTAGCCGGCCTCATACACGACGGTGATCTTCCCGGCGGGCCACGACGTCAGCTCGTCGCTGGTGAGATAGTGCAGCACCGACCCGCCGCTGACCTCGTAGTTCGCGCCGTCAATCGCTGATACGCCATTCACCGCAGAGACGATCAACGTGACCGGGCGCCGGGATAGGTGCAGCGGCCCGCAACCAGACCAGCGAAAGACTTCTGTGCATGTCTCGCGCAAGAGGGTCGGCGGGTTTACCCCGTCGTCGGCAATGCAGCACTGCCGCGCAATCGCGGTCGAGATGCGCCGGCCGAGGATTGTCAATTCCGCATCCTTGCTATTGTCCGTCACGCCGGCCGCCGCGCGCAGTTCTGCGATCGTCAGAAGCGAAACGTCCGTCGCTGGCGTCGTGACTGAAAACCGCGACATCAGCCGAGCCTCGACAGAACTGGGTAGAGGTCGCATTCGACGGTTGATCCGTCGGCATTGACCAGGGTCAACAGGCCATCATTGTCGGCGCGCATCGCCGTGACCGCGCGGACGTGACCGGTGTCACCCTTCGGCCCGCGCTCGCCCTGTTTGCCGGGCTTGCCCTGGGTCGACATGAGCTGCCAGCCTTCGCCAGGACACGCGCCGGGATCATCCCTGCGGGCCGCAAACGAGGCGCCGTTGAGCGCGACGACATCAAGCTCACGGTATTCTCCATCGACAACCCATGTGCCGCGGATTGTGAACGACCTTCCGTCGTCGCCATCCTTGCCCTTGCGGACGATGCAGGACCAGTCCTCGTGATCCGGCTCCTTGCCGGTATCCTTTCGGGCCTGGAACAGGCTGCCGTCCTTTTCGCAGACTTCGCCCTCGTAATAGACGCGGTCTTCCCACGCCTTGACGACGGGTAGCGCGCCCATCGGCCCAGGATCACCCTGCTTTGCCGGCGGAAGGGCTTCCACGGCCTCACGGACACGACCCGCGACAAGAGACGCGATAAGCTCGGGATCGGCGTCCTTGCCCTTCTCTGGCGTCGGAAGGGCGGCAACAGCCTCGTCGACCATGGCCCGGACTGTTTCCGGATCCACACTCTTGCCCGGTTCCGCAGGCGGCAGCTTGCCGACTTCATCCGCTACCATGCGCGCGATGACTTCCGGATCGACCTCACGCGGTTCAACTGGCGGAATGGCTGACACCGCTTCTCCAATCAGTTCGCGCACCAATTCCGGATCGACTTCCTTCGGCTCGACAGGCGGCAGAGCGGCAATCGCTTCCGCGATGCGATCGGCAATCATCGGCGCGACGTCATCAACCGTGACGCTCTTGCCGGGTTCGGCGGGTGGCAGAGCCGCGACAGCCCGGTCCACCAAAGCATCGATCCCCCATGACGACACGATTTGCTCGACGCGCTCGGAAACCAGTCGCTCAACTGCATCCATGTCGACGTTGATGCCCGGCTCGCCGTCCTTCACCGCCGCGAGACGATCCGCCAACTTCCGCTCGAGTTCCGCAACGGATGCGAGGCGGGTTTCGATTGCCGCCATGCGCGCTGCGAACTGTGCATCGCGTAGCTCACGCTCTCGTGCGGCGTCACGCTGCATGGCGGCAATCGACCGGGCAACCCGGTCCGCCGCCGCATCAGTGAACGCGCTGAGATTCACGGGTAATCCGCTCATCTAGATCGCGCCCGAACGCTTCAAAGGCCCGCCCATCGTCTGGTTCATCCTCGGGATCCTCGTTTGCGGGGGCGGCGGGCTGCGCAGGAGTAGCGGTCGGCGGTTGCATCTTCGCGCCATAGGAGAGCGGAACCATCTGCTGCTGAACGCGAGGATCGTCGCCGTCCGATACGGTGGGATAGCCTTCGGCGTTGCGGAATTCGTTGATGGCGATGCCGGACTTCGTGGCAATAGCCCAGCCTTCCATCCGTTCCTTGAAATTGGAGCGCATCAGAGCCGACGTGTCGAACTCCAGATACTCCTCTGGCTGGCCCTTCAGGCGAAACAAAAGACCGAAAGCTTCCTCGATATGGTTGAGCGCAAAGCCGAGCCCCGATGCCTTCCATGACGACATCAGCGCCTCGGTCGAGGCGAATGGTGTGTCGCCGATGCCGAGCACTGCGAGCGGCATGCGGAACGCCAATGCGATCGACTGGTCCGTGATTTTCAGCATGCCAGCAAGTTCGGCATCCTTTGCGCCGATGGTCACAGGCTTCGCCTTCAGGCCCCACGCCAGGATTGGCGTTCCACCCGCGTTCTCGCCCTGCGTCTGCGCATTCCAGCGGTCGCGAAGGGCGTCTGTCTGTTCCTTTGTCAACTGCTGATCGGTTTCGAGCATGAAGCTCGGCCGCGCCTGGTTGAGATAGAACGCGACTTGCTGGTTGAGCGCCGCGCCAGCCATCGCCCTTTCGAGGACGGTCGCGAGGATCGGGCTGACGCCCTTCAAGGGGTGGCGGGGAGTATGCAGGCGGACGTGCAGAACATCGCGCGCCGGGACAGGGTAGGACAGGTAGAACCGGCGCTCGGCGATCTCGTTTCCGCTCAGATGGTAGAAAATCGACCCATCTTCACCGACCATCGGGAGACCGTTCTGCATCAAGTGCAGCTCGGAGATTTCCTGACGATCGTTCCGGATCGCCACGGCAAAACCTTCGCCGCGCTCATACAAGGCGCGCGTCAGGTTAAGCAGGAAATCTGAAATCGACTGATAGTCGTTCGGCGCCCGGAGAATGCGCGAAAGCGCCGACGTGGTGATGACCCTCGTTCCGCCTTCCGGCGTCGTTGCCTTGTGCGCGCCGGGACACATGGCGACGGTCTGCGAATAAGCCCCGATGCACGCCTCGACCATGGCGTTGCTCTCGCCATATTGCAGCGAGTAGCCCATCTGCCAAAAATTCCAGAACCGCCCTGCCGTAGCCGACAGCCAACCGCCATCGATCTGGTAAGGACCAGGACGATACGAACCTTCGGATCGCACCGCCCACGATGGCAGGATCCGTGTCAGCCAATTCGACAAGTCAGTCTGCCTTCAGATCGCGGGTCTTGTAGCCGCGCTTCGGCTTCTCAGCCGTCAGTTCGCGGGTCTTTGTCGCTCCAGACGGCGCCTTATTCGACGGGCCATTGCCATCCGGGTCCAGATCGACGCCGCGCGACCGCGGGGTCTCGCCGCGCATCTCGACCGCGATGCCGCTCTTGTGCGTCAGTCGGCCATCTTCGCCGGGAGCGCATTCGCGGGGATCGGCGACGCCTCCGCCCTCCAGCACATACCAGGTTTCGCGCATTGAATTGTCTCCTGAGAGAGGGGACGCGGGCCGGAGCCCGCGTCGATGGTCACTTGTCGGCAACCGTGATGACGAACGTGCCAGTCTTCGACGCGCCGGCCTGAGCCAGCACGATCTTGACCCGGTCGCGACCGAGCGCGATGCGATCGCCCACCTCACCGCTTGCCGCATAGAGCGCGGCAACGCCTGCCGTTGTGTGCGTCGCGGCGCGAGGCCGAACGACTTCGGAAGCGTTGATGTTGGTGTCGGTCCAAATGTTCTCGCCGGTTTCATCCGCCGTGATCGTGAAGTCGACGCCGTCGGTGTAGGGCGTGGTGCCGTCCTTCACATACTGGACGGATTCGATGTAGCCCGAGAAATACGGCGTGTAGTGCGTCCCGACCTGAGAACCGTTCGAGGTCGCGACGACGGTGTGTTTTCGTGAGCGTGCCATGATCGATCACCCATCAACCGTGATGTGCAGCGTGCCGGATGTGGCGTTGCCGCCGCCGTCGACCACGATCTTGATGCGGTCTCCGCCGATCGCGATGCGGTCCAGAACAGCGACGCCGCCGCTGGCGTAGAGGGCAGCCGCGCCCGCCGTCGAATGGGTGGCCGCGCGCGGGTGGCGCGTAGCAGATGCGTTGACCGCGTCCTCTGCCCAGAGCGTCTCGCCCGTGGTTTCGAGGGTGCAGACGAAATCGACGCCGTCCGCAAAGTCGTCCTTGACATAGCGGAACGACACGAGATTGCCGTAGATGGCAGGCGAGTAGAACTCCCCGTCGCCGCTGGCATCAACGGTCATGGGGACGGCAAATCGACGAATGGTCATGTGGTTTCTCCCGCGGACTCTATCCGCACAAGGTGAAAACGCGGGACCGTGATTGGCCCCGCGCATTTGGTGTGAGCCGTTACCAGCTCGTGCCGTCGATCCAGCGGACCATGCCGCTGCGGACCATCTTCCAGGAAACGTCCATCACCATGCGGACGCCCATCGAGTCGGTCTGGAAGAACGAACGGACAGGATTTGCCGTCGTCGGGCCGGTCGCGCTGACGATTTCCAGAGGGCTCGTATCCTCCATGTGAATCGTCGCCTGGTTGGAGATTTCGAAGTCCGGCGCATCGCCCATCGCAACGGCGAGGTCCGAATTGCGGATCGCGATCAGTCGGCCAGCCGTCGCATGCGTCGACTCCACGATGGAGACGCGGCTGCTGAGCTTGCCGAACCAGTCGCCGAGCTTGCCGTCGGGGCCGACCATCAAGTCGAGCGCCAGACCCTGCGACGGGTTCATGATGACGGTGATGCCATCGGCGGCGTTGGCCGTGATGAACGGAGCCAGCAGCGCCTTGAAGTCGGCAATGACCGCCTCGTAATCGGCGCCGCCGTAGCCGCTCGCAGTCGCGACCACGCCATTGAGCAGACCGGCCGGACGAACCGTATCGCCCGCGACGGCATCCAGAAGATGCGAGTCGAGGACGGCAGCGGTGTCGTCGATGATTGCCCGGCGGACCAGGCTTTCGAGGTTCGGCGTGCTGCGCTTGGCGGCTTCGCGGGAGAACGGGATGATGACGCCCATCTTGCGCGAAGTCATGGTCGTGGCTGCAGTGGTGATGCGACCAACGCGCATCGGCGTGCCCTCGGCGAAGAAGGATCCGTTCGCACCGCCAGCCGTCAGGCTCGGGATGTAGGCGGTTCCGGCCGCGTCGAATGACATGCCCATGCCGCGGTCGCGCAACACCGGGTAGATCGACTTGCCGCGAAGCGCGTCGACCAGAGCGGCGTAGCTCGTCTGCTGCAGTTCGGCCACGAACCCGGCCGTTCCGGTCGTCGCCAGAGGGGCGGCGGCGCGGGAAAGCGCGAGGGTGGCTTCGTGGCCGGGATAGCGCTTTTCGGCGATGGCCTCGACCGCCTCTCCGGTCCAGAGCGAACAGCTCCGAACGACCGCACTGCGAACGAGCAGGTCGAGCCCGCCGATGTCGCGCTGCGGGAAGCCGAGCGGACGGCGATTGACGGACGGTGCTGGCAGATGCTCACGCTGGGCGTTGAGGCCGATCTTGGCTTCGGATGCCTTGCGCGATGCCAGTTCCGAAACGTCGGCATCGATACGGGCATTCAGTTCATCGACGGCCGCCTGGTCAAAAGCTTCGGCAGCGTTCAGTTCCACCAGCTTGTCGCGATTTGCGAGAATGCCGGCTTCAAGCGCTTCAATGCGCTGGGAGAGCGTGGTCATGGGTTTCACCTTCGGTTGAGTGGGGAGGCCCGCCGTTGAGCGGGCGTTTTCGGGGGATGTGACGGCGTTCTTGCCGGGGGTAGACACGTCCCGCCGGCCCGTCTCGCCATGCTCGGCAAAGACCGTTCGGATCGTGGATTCTGAGATGTCGAGGGACCGCGCCAACTGAAGCGCGTTCATGTTGGAACCGACCGCGACAAGGGACACTTCGCGCAAACCAGCGCGCTCGATTTCGTAGCGCCCTCCAGGCTTTCCCTGTTTCGGGTCTTCGAACCCGACAGAGACCGCGCGGAGGATACCTTGGGTGACCAAGCTGCGCAGTTCATTGACGAACTGGCTCGTGCCTTCCGCCGCCATGACCAGCCGGCCCATAAGACGCTCGCCCTCGACGCGAAGGTTCTCCCATCGGCCAATCGGCACGCGCCCTCGGATCGGGTCTTGGCCGTGCGACCACAGCGCAACCGGGTTGGCGAGGAACGACCGCAGATCCCAGCCGTTCGGGTTGATGCGCGTGCCGTGGCGATCCATCGACCCGTCGGAAATGACAAAATCGAAACCTTCGCCGGCCGAAACCGTCGCTCGGTAGTGCATCGTCATGTCATGATTCCTAGGTCAGGCGACCATGGCCGCGATGTCGAGCGTCACGCCGGCTTGTGGGTTCTTGCCCATCAGGACGACGGTGTTGAATGCCGCCATCAGAGGGTCGATCTTCGCCGTGCCGCTAGCTTGTTTCGTGATCGAGATTGCGTTTCCGCGCGGCTCGACCTTCGCGTTGCCAACCGACCAGGCCATCAGGGAGAGACCGGCATGCACCAGCGTCCCGCCGGCCAGGTTCCGTTCTGCGGTCTTGATCGCGCCGTTGAGCTGCCACCCTTGCGGGATGCCGACGATGCGGGCTTCCGAGATGCCGCGACTGGTCAATTCCTTCACGATGTCGGTGACACCGAAACTGTCGACGCCGATCGCCGCATCTGCCGCCAGCAGTCCGGCGTCCTCGACTTCCATCACGCATTCGGCCAGGGCATAGACGTCGTCGCCCGGAAGCTTGACGAAGGTCAGGGACTTCTCGATCTCGAAATCCAGCAGCCGGGGCGAAATGTCCTTCCGCCGCGTCTTGACGATCTCATGCGCCCAGGCATGAGACCAAAGCAGCCATTTGCCGGTTCCGCGCTCCCGGCCCAGCACGGCCAGACCGAGCAAGTCGTCCAGCCCGCCGCCGTCGATCCCGATCACGATCACTTCCGACCGCGCGATGACCGATTTCAGGGTCAGCGTCTTGTCGGCTGAAGCGAGCCAGTATTCGGCGCCAGCCCAGCTATCGGAATGGAGCCCAAGCCCGATCTCTATATTGAGATGCTGCGAGGCCCAGCGCCGCTCTTCGACGTCGCCCTTTTCCTTCGCCGCGGCATATCCGGCGATCATCGTATCGATATGCACCGACCGGCCCAGGTTCGGCATAACCATCGGCCAGTTCGCAGGGTCGATCCAAGGCTTCTCGCGGTCGGCCTGCATCGCCTCCGGAAACTCGTAGAGGATAGGCAGCATGCGAGCGTTCGGTATCCGACCGTCGCGCACGCCGCGTGCATACATCAGTTCGGCCCGGAATACGCCAGCCGGCGGCTCATCGCTCTGCGTCGTGATGATCAGCAGGAAGCTGTTCTTCTTCGACTCTAGCGCGCCTCTGATCTGGCCCAGCACCCGCGCCGCGAAGTGCATCGATCCCATGACGTGCAGTTCGTCGATCAGAACTCCGATCGGCTTCGCGCCCGTCATCACCTTCATGTCGAAGGTCTTCACCTTGACGAAGGCCTTGTTGACCCGATCCCGGATCGTCTTCTTGTGCTCCTGGACCTGAAAACGCTTCTGCAGATACCCTTCCGGGTCCGCATCGATCATGCCTGCCGCCTGCTGGAAAGCGAGGTCGGCGATCTCTTGCGTCGGCGCGACGAACAGGAACTCGCCGCGCGGCACCTCATTGACCAGCAGCGCCGTGAGCATCAGCCCAGCGCCGCCGGTCGTCTTGGAGTTCTTCTTCGGCACCAGAGCGAAGACTTCCGGGACGTGCCGGACACCCTCATCGTCGAGCGACCCGAACACCGCCCGGACGATATCGCGGAACCAATCCCCGGCTGCCTCGCCGAATGACGGCTGCCCCGCGATGTCCGGGACCCTCAGATTATCGAAGACCTTGACCGCCCGATCCGCCTTCGCCTTGAATAGCGGCAGCGCCGGAACCATGCCGCCGTCCGACTTCATCCGCGCGAACCAGTTCGGCTGCGCGAAATCCCATTCGGTCATTGCAGGATGTCACCCCAGGCCGTGCCGGCCGCACCGACTGCGGCTTCCTCGGCCTGGACCTCTTTCTTGCCCTTCGCCGGGGTCTTCAGTGGCCGCGTCGCCTTCGGAGGCAAAGCACCAGCCAACTCGAGGAACTTGTTCTGCGCCGACACATTGCCGCCGATCGCAGAGCGATACCGCGCCATCATAACCTCAGCAGTCCGTTTCGCGACCGCGCATTCCATGTCGACGGAAAAATGCTTGGTCAGCGTCTCGTGGTGAATGCCGATTGCAGAGGCAATCGCCTCCTTCGACATGCCCTGAGCCCGCAGGATCTGGACCTTCTCACGATCCTCGTCCGTCGGGACGTATTCCGGACGACCCCGGCCCTTTTTCGCGGTCATTGGTCCAAATTCACCGTTTCTCGAATAAAAAATCCGCGACTTAGCTCCCAATGTTTCCAGATCGGAAGAGCA